GGGAGTGGGTGGCCGGTTTGCGTATGGTGAACGGCGAAATTCAGATTATCCCTTACGGAAACAGCATGAAAGCCGATTGCAACATGAGCGCGACCAGCACCGAATGGAAAGCGATCATGCCGAACGGGACGCTGGTTGCGCCGGGAACCGCCGGAACCCTGAAATATGACGGCGAAACCGCGACCGGCGCGCCGCGTATCAATACGGCGGTGGAATTCAAGCCCGGAACGGACGACGGGTATTATTGGCGGCAGTTTGGGACGCTGGCGGCGAAAGCGGGCGTTGATATTCCGCCCATGATGAAAGCGCTGGGGCTGGCCCCGATTCCTGACTATGAGTACGGCAACGGCGGTTTCTGGATTCGTCCGCAGGCCGCGGAGCGGTTGCCTATCCGCGGGGCGTACTGGAGCGACTCGACCGACGCGGGCGTGTCGGCGTTGAGCTTGTATAACCCGCGGTCGATCTCCTTCGTCAACGTGGGCTTCCGTGCCGCTTATTATAGAAAAACTGAAAACTGAACGACTGACGAACTGACGGGGCGTGCGATAGCACGTCCCGTTCATTTTCAAAGAAAGGCTTTCAATGGAAGAATTCAAGATCAAAGAAAAAATCTACAACATGATTCTATACGGAAGCCCAGCGCTTTTGCAGTTTCCGCGGACGGAAAAATTTGTGCTTGCAACGCAAATCCGGGAATCCATGTATCGAATGTTCCAGCTTGCCGTCGTGATCGAAAAGAAATATTACAAGAAAACGACCTTGCAGGAATTAGACGTTGAACTGGACGTGTTGCGACATTTGGTCCGGCTTGCCGCGGATAAAAAGCTATACCCGAATCAAGCGCCCTGTCTGCCATTCAAAAAATATGAGCATTGGGCGAAACTGCTTGACGAAATCGGGAAAATGATAGGCGGTTATATGAAAGCCGTAAAATAGCGGCTTTTGTATATAGGGAATAGGCCGAATATTCACGGTTGCCTATCCGCGGGGCGAACTGGAACAACACGACCAACGCGGGCGTGTCGGCGTTGAACTTGAATAACCCGCGGTCGATCTCCAACGTCAACGTGGGCTTCCGTGCCGCTCTACCTTTTGCCAGTAGGCGCGACCGCTACGGCGGCGCGTCCAGTGCGGAGGAGTAAAGGGGCCTGTTTCCGTTCCCGTAAAGACATAGCGGGATAAAAATTGAATTGCCGCGGGAACGGCGAGTACATACGGAAAAGCGTTGCACGGCGGCGAGGGGGACGCATGAAACCGATCAAGGACATTTACCCTAAAATTTACGACTTTGAAAACCTGTTCATGGCGTGGGAATCAGCGGGCGCGGGAAAACGCTTCCGGGACGAAATTTTGCTTTTTGAAAATAACCTTGAATCAAATTTGATCGACATACAAAATCATCTGATTTACGGAACGTATGAATGTGGGCGGTATAGGCCGTTTTATATCTACGAGCCGAAAAAGCGGTTGATTATGGCGTTGCCGTTCCGGGACAGGGTGGTTCAATGGGCAATTTACCGGCAGTTATTCCCGATCTTCAACCGGCAATTCATACGTGATTCTTACGCTTGCAGAAAAGGGATGGGGACGCACGCCGCCGCGGACCGGTTGCAATATTGGTTGCGGCAGACGGAGCGGAAACCACAGCGTTTCTATTATCTCAAATTGGACATAAGCAAGTATTTTTACAGGGTGGACCATGCCGTTTTAATGGGTATTTTGCGGCGGAAGATTCACGACGAACCTTTGCTTTGCTTGCTGGAGAAAATCATAAATTGCGAAACAACGGCGTTCGGGTTGCCCGCAGGGGTTGACCCGGACGCTTGTTTGCCGGAGGATCGGCTTTTCGACGTGGGAATGCCTATCGGAAATCTTACGTCGCAAATGTTCGCAAATGTGTATTTGAACGAACTGGACCAGTACGCAAAGCACACGTTGAAATTGCGCTATTATATCCGGTATATGGACGACGTGATTATTCTTCACCCGGACAAGGTATATTTGGGGGCGATCAAAAATGACATAGAACAGTTTTTAGACGAAAACCTGCATTTGCAGTTAAACAGCAAAACCGCGATTCGGCCTTGCAGTATGGGGATTGATTTTGTCGGCTTCAAGATTTGGGCGACCCATAGGAAACTAAAACGGAAAACGGCAAAGAAAATCAAACAGAGCGTGAAAAACCTTGCGATCTTGCAGGCGGAGGGCGGTATAGCAGATCAAACGTTGAAACAGGCGATAGCGTCATACAAGGGGATTTTATCGCATTGTGACAGCTACGGACTACGACGGGAACTAAATAGGATTTGGAGGGACAGCGGAAGAAAAGCCGCTGTCTTTTCAAATAAAAATCAAGGAAACGGGGTGAATCAGCAATGACGTGGGAATTGGTGGTGGTCCTGTTCGGACTTGCCGGAACGTGTTGTTCTATCATTTTCGGGATTGCGGCTTTCCGGCGCAATCAGAAAACCGATGAACAGCAGGACGGACGGGAAAGCGGGACCATTCTAAGCGAAATCGGGTACATCAAAGCCAACACGGACGACATTAAGCGGAAGCAGGAAAAGCAGGACGAACAATATTTAGAAATGGCTGAACGCATGGCGACCGTGGAAGCGTCCGCAAAGCAGGCCCACCACCGGCTGGACCGGCTGGAAAAAATCACGGACAATCCGCCGGATTAACGAAAGGCGGTGCGGCATGGGCTATCTTTTCAGCGTCGCCGCCGGGCTGATCGGCGGAATTGCCGCCGTTTTGCTGATTGAGCGGCGGCGGAGCCGTAAGCGCCGCCGGGCAAAGAGTCGGACCGCGAATGCCGCCGGGGAGGAAAAGAGGACCGCCGGAAAGATCGAGTTTTCAAAACTTGTTCTTTCGGCGGTCCTCTTGACCTATTTTGCGGGATTCGGGCTGGGTTTTTGGGCGGTGACAATCGACCTTTCGCAATTAGGGGTTTTTCTTGCGTATGTCGGAACGCCGACGGCAACGGTGATCGGCTTTTATTCATGGAAAGCAAAGGCCGAAAACGTCGTGAAGATCAAAAAAGCGAACCCGGCGGAAACAGAGGGAACCCCCGTTGACCTGAACAGCATTCAGCCATAAAGGAGCGTGAAACAATGGCAATCACAAAGGAACATCAAGAATTCATCGAGCGGGTGGGCGCGCTTGCCACCGCGGACATGGAGAAAAGCGGCGTTCTTGCGTCCCTGACAATCGCGCAGGCGATTCTTGAAAGCGGCTGGGGTACGTCCGGCCTGACCGTCAAGGCAAACGCCCTTTTCGGTATCAAGGCCGGGACAAGCTGGAAAGGCAAGGTTTACAGCGCGGAAACAAAGGAATGTTACGACGGCGCGACCTATACCACGATCACGGCGCTTTTTCGCGCCTACGATAGCTGGGCGGAGAGCGTCACCGATCATTCGGCCTTGCTGACCGGCGCGCCCCGGTATAAAGCCGTCATCGGGGAGCGGGACTATAAAACCGCTTGCCGGGCGATCAAGGCGGCGGGCTACGCCACAGACCCGCAATATGCGGACAAGCTGATTCAGATTATCGAATCTTACGGCCTGACCGCCTACGATGGCACAGGGAGCGCCACAGCGCCCGCAGGACGACCCGCAACGTCCAGCGGGTCAAATGATACGGGCGGGGCTACAAGCCCCGCAAACGGGAAAGGAACGGGGAAAATGAAAGCTTCTGAATTCATCAAGCGATTGCAGGACGTGGCGGACAATCACGCGACCCTGTATGTTATGGGGTGCTTTGGCGCGCCCCTGACCGGCGGGAATGTGTCGCGGTATTGCACAAACCACGAATACAACAAAGCCGCTGACAGAACGGCAATGATTAAAGCCGCCGCAAATAAGAACCCGCCCGTTTTCGGGTTCGATTGCGTTTGCTTAATCAAGGGGATTCTTTGGGGCTGGACCGGCGACGCGTCCAAAACCTACGGCGGCGCGGGGTATGCCGTCAATGGCGTTCCCGATATTGGGGCCGATACCATGATTACAAAATGTGCGGGCGTTTCGACGAACTTTGCCGGGATTCTGCCCGGTGAAGCTGTCTGGCTGAAAGGTCATATCGGCGTTTACATCGGCGGCGGAAAGGTGATCGAATGCACACCCGCTTTCAAGAATTGCGTTCAGGTGACGGCGTGCGCGAACATCGGTCAAATTGCTGGCATGAGCGCGCGCAGATGGACCAAACACGGGCGCTTACCGTATATCACCTATGACACCGCCGCGGAAACGCCCACAGGAAGCGCCACAACGCCCGCAGGACAGCCCGCAATGTCCGGCGGGTCCTCCGATACCTCCGACCGGCCCGCATTCGTTGTGGGCGATTTGGTGCGGTTTACGGGGTCGAAGCACTATGCAAGCGCGAACGCGTCCACCGGCCCCGCCTG